TTCGAATTTCAACGTTAGACCCGCCAGGCACGGCGAAAAGGTGCCCGGGGATTGTACAAACATCCCCACGGACGCGCGAGGTGACTTGCGCGTTCCGGTCGAACTCCTTCATTATAAATGCTTCTATTGTAGTATGAAGGAGGCTCCTACGGTTGAGGAGTCACTACAACCATCCGTCTTACTCGCAAACCAAAAAAATAAGAATCAACTTGTTAAGTTGCCCTGCGATTGTAAGATTGATCAGGAAAAGTTGCGAAAATGTCTGCGGTGCGTACTCAAAGCATACCATGTGTTTGGTTTCAATGGTAATGAAAAGTTAAAATTCTTTGAGCGTACATTTCATCATTTTTTAGGCTTAATGCAGTTAGATGCTAAGAAAGGACCCGATCCATGGATCAAGGTTTTGAAGTACAAGATTTGTGCTTTCTTTTCTTTCCATACTAAGACTGAAATGCCTATTTGCCCGTATCCTCAAGAAGCTCGGGCTCTCCCATTCGCTTTGATATTGGGGAGAGGAGAAGGTTTCGTCAAAAGCTTGGAGCGTGACTCCGCTAAGACACTTCTCCTTCGTCGTCATTGGGAAGGTTTTCTCGATACCGTTTTAAACGGCTGTAAACGAGCGTTTGACCGTCCCTCTGACCCACGTGTAAGACTTGGAGTTATTGAAACTATTAAAAAAGTCTTTCTTCCACGATCTAAGGAACCTGTTGTCTTCACACAAGTATTTCCGACTCTTGGCGAGTACCTCACGTATTCATATGAACACGAAGAGGTTGTGCGCTATGTGACGAAATCTAAGGGTGAATTGACTCGAGGTGATCTTTTAAAAGAAATTGATCGTAGAGTGAAAGAGGTCTTTCGTGGGAAGGTTTTTGATCTGAAACAGTTATGTAAATCGATCTTTCCTTCGACATCAGCGAATTATGTTAAATCGAGAAATGATGGTGGGAGTGTAATTGCATTGTTAGAACACCCTGAGTTGCAAGCCGTATTTCGGAAGTATGCACGAGATGAATTTGAAAAGTATTGTACTATTAGACATATGTCTAATTTGCTCGTGTATGATAAGGAAGTAACTTATGATTGGCATATGCAAAAGACGTATAGTAACATTCGGGTAAAGAAAAGCCCTCAAGTTAAATGCGTCTATGGCAAATATGTTATACAAAAAAAGAAAGTACAACAAGCCGATTTATCCTATAAGTTACGTGGCCAAGTTGAAAGGCCATCTTACGCTACATACGACTTTAGGAACTTACGTGAAGCTTTCGTAGCCCTCTTTTTGAAGGTTTATGAAGCTACGACATCTGAGGAAACAGTTGTAACCCCCGTTGGCCTACAAGAAGCCTTAAAAGTGCGGGTAATTACGAAATGTCCTCCTTTATTGATGTTTCTTATGAAACCTTTACAGATGTATATGCATAAAATTATGCGAAGACTTCGCGTTTTTAAACTCTTAGGTGAGGAGGTAAATTTGAGGCTGATTAATGAAGTTTTTGGTCCTTGGACACACTTAAAATTTAATAGTGGTGATTACCAAGATGCGACCAATTGCCTTGAGAGTTTTCTCTCTGACTATACAGCTCGTGCTGTTGCTAAAACCTTGGGATTTGCAAATTCCCGATTTGAGGACCTTTATCTTCGGTCTTTAGTGGGTTTTAGTATGAAGGATGTATGTTCTTTTCTTCCTTCTAAGTCATCTGAAATTTACTTCCAACAGAACGGTCAGTTAATGGGTTCGGTAAGTTCCTTCCCTGTTCTGTGTCTAATTAATTTAGCCATTTGTTCTATTTCTCTTGAACGTGGCTTGGGTGCGGTCTTTAATCTTCAGATTATCCCTCTTTTAATAAATGGAGATGACTGTGCCTTTCCGGCTGACTACAATGTATTGCGCATTTGGCGCGCTGCTGGCGTAATAGCTGGATTAGTACCCAGCTTAGGTAAGTGCTATTGGACTTCTGACTTTATACAAATAAATTCAAGACGTTTTGTTGTAAGAGAACCCTATGGGGTATATCTACAGACGTCCGTGTCAGAAGAGAATCCTGAATGTGTTTGGACGCTTGTCCGCTTTGATCCGGTTAAATATGTTAATTTTGGATTAATAAGCGGGTGTCCACGCTCAGGAACGGGAGCTGATGAGGATCAAGACCCTCGTCTAAAATTAATGAGTTTAAGCTCTCGCTTAACGGATTTTATCCGTAATGCACCTTCTCATCTTTCTAAAGATCTTCGTGAGATTTTTCTTAAAGAAAATCAATCCCTTATTCATAATTCCGGCCTTTCTCCTCGTATTCCAATGGAATATGGGGGTTTAGGTCTTGGTGGCGATTTAACTGCCATAGAACAGAAGTGGGTTGATATGAAGATCGCGTGTCGTATAAAATATAAAAATCTGAAGTACGACTCTGATTGGAAAATGAAGACTTACGCTGCAAAGGTAACACGTGAATTGGGCAAGTGTAATATTAGTCATGTTGACTGGGACACTGATACTGCCTTTCAAAATAGTGTTATTACTAGTAGTCTATTTGAACCTAAGTTCCTAGACGTTTGTTTCGACAAGAATTTATCTCTTAAACAGAGAAGTCGAAAACGCATGGATGAATACTTAAGTTTATATCATCAACTTGCGAACGGATACCAGAAGTTTGTTAACACCGATGGTGCTATGGCTGCTGGAGCCTTTTCTGATTCTATTCAGATTATCCGTAGGGATTTAAGAATTATTGACCTTGGCTCACATAGTGAGTATGTTGAGGATTATTTTTGGAATTCCGCAGGTGAATGTGTGTCTGGATGCTCTACACTCTAAAATCGTAGCATTTGGCATGAGGAATCAGTGATCGTCCGATCGTCCTGATCCAAGCTTTCATACTACTTTGTTGTTAATGGCTGACACCTAATAAGGTTAGCTATCCCCCTGTCCCTTAAGTAAGGACTCGGTGTATCGACACGGTGGTCTGACTGCTGGTTCGGACAGTCAAACGATCTATCTATTACTCAGGTGCGTGGACCTGACGCATTTCATTCTATTGAAGTAATG